CGAATCTGTAATTTCCCCAGGACTCGACACGATAACGAATATCACAAGGACAATCACCACAACACAAACCACTCAAATAGAAACTACCTTTGGGCAGTAATATCAATATTATTATTTCCTGTTGAGGTGTTTGCCTCGACCACCGTGGCATCGCCAAATAGTACAGCACAAGGAGTCGTCAATAATAATGCCACGATGATAACTCCATCAGGAGTACCCACTAATAAATATTCACAGGGGATTATATGTTCAAGCCCTTCATTGACGATCACTCCTTATATGACCGATGCGTGGAGCTTCAACCGACCCATTGAAACCGTTACAAGACAGAATATCTATGATGAAGATACTGGAGAGATCAAGTATGTACAGGAGACACCACGGTTTGAAAAGGATAATTATAATTTAAATTATGGAATCAGTATGCAGTTCAATATTCCACTTGGTAAGGGTCAGGATTTATGCCAGAAGGCAGCAAGCGTTAATATCAAGGCACAGGAATTATTGATAGAAAAAACCAAAATGGAGATGGCCTTGTATCGGCTCAAAATATGTGGGGAACAGGCAAAGCTTGGTGTTCAGTTCGTTGGTGATTATGCCGTTAGTTGTGAAGGGATAAAGGTTACAATCCCCCTTAATCAAGTAATACCTCACACCCACGAGATAAAGAAAGAAAAGTAGATAGGAAAACAAAGAAAACCTACCTACTTTGAAGTGTGTGTGAGGAGTCGGTTTATGACCACCACTTTAATATTAGCCATCGCAAAAAAATAAGACAAGCCACGGGCTGTGGTAAGACTTGTCTAAAAAAGCAACTGACGCTTCAACAGAGCAGAGGTTGAGTTAACAACTTGATAATGAGTCTGGTTGCTTAGTATCTATTCTACCTTATCTTTTTTCTTTGTAAGTTTTTTTACGAGATTCTTAACTAATGGTTTGACGATATTAAGTAAAAGTGGAGAACTGGCAGCGACCAAGCCAATAACAGCAGTAGATACAATGCTAGAAACTTCTGGAATGTACTGATCCTTAAACGGGACATCCTCATAAAGCGTTATACATTCAACCCCATCATCCCCTCTTTTATGGCCAATGACACGTTCTAATCTTTTTTCGTTACGAAAATCTCCAACTCGCTGGTTTGATTTACCAGGACAGGGTGGCAAAATATTATCCTCCTTTTTCTTTTTTATTGGTGGTACTTCAGTTGCTTGTGATTTTGGTAATGGTGGTGAATCTATGGAGGGCAGACTTTCTTCCACTATTATCAACTGGTCTGGCTGATAGTTAAGGGGAACAAAAGTTGGATAAGGGCAGCTTGTACTTGTACCGCTTGGGTCATCAAATATTAGATTAAAATTACCTGTATTTTTTGTATCCCTATGAGTGGAGGTGCAACCGAAAGTGGGTACTTGTGGAAATGATGGTTGTATTGTTATTTGTGGATCATTTATTACTGGAATAGATATATCAGGAATATATATTTCTGGTATTTCAGTCATAAGCATCTCTTCTCTTAAAAGCCTGCACTGATGAGAAACATTTTAGACAAGATAAATTTGTTTTTATTGAAAATTCTGCAAATAAAATAGGTTCATGATCTTGGTCAATATCGGTTTCTTTTTCAAACTCTAACTCTGCTTTACAATACCAACAATTCATAAACCAATTTTCTTAGATGGTATTGGTAGTGATGGCCCTGTCACTTTTGGAAGGTTATTGTCTAATACTTTGGGCATTAGGTTTTGTACGTTTCCAAGCACCTCGTTCATTAACTTATTCTTGAATTGTTCTGATGTTACATATTTATATGTGAAAAAACCACCTCCCAGTATTCCCAAAATAAGGACAGTGGATAAAATAGAGAGATAATTACAGATTTTTTGAAACATGATCAGAGATGCAGTAATGAAGGCGATCAGCCATGCCTTAATTATATCTTGTCTATTAATTATTCCAACAATCGCTCCAATGTACCTGATTATGTCTTATATAACTAAGACCACGGCACTCCAGAAGTAGTTGTTGGGGTTTTTGATTCTGTTATTTGTGCAGCGATACCAGTTTCAATAGCTGTAACCCCATCAGAACCGATTGCAGCTTTAGCCCATGAAACAGCATTGTCTTTGGTGATATCCTTGTAAGCTGTAAATGAACTTGAATCAGCTTCGGCAAGGGATACAGTTCCATAAGCAGAGCCATAATGCTCTACAGCAGAATCGCCACTGCCTACAGTTTCAGAATCACTCGCAGTCCAGTGAACAGTATTTACAACATCAGATAAACTTCCTACAGTTTTTGTTGCGTCTAAAGAAACAACATCCCAAGTTACAGCCATGATAATAAATGTTTAGTTTTATTTTACTTTGATTCTACTGTCTCAACAACATCACTAAGTTTTTCTAATTGTTTTAATGCACCTTGATCTTCCACTACTGGTTGCATAAGTTTTTGTAACTCTGCCTGTTTTTCTTGAATTTCTTTTTGAAGCATTTGTGCTTTTGCAATGTTTAGATCAAGACGAGTTTTTGTTTCATCATAAAGTTCTTGTGGTGTTGCCATAAAATTTATTTGAGTTATCCAATAATACTAGGCTGATTCAAGCGTTGCAACTCTAGCTGTTAATTCTTGAATTGCTTTAACGCATAATGCAATCATATTTCCATAAGCAAGTGCATCTGGTTGATTGTCTTTGTCATACTGAACAAATTCTGTTAATCCAACATCATGCACATCTTCAGCTATTAAACCGCCAAAAACAGTATCTCCATCTTCATTTCCTTTAAAAGTAACTGATTTTAGTTTTAAAAGTTCAGTTAAGCCGTGAGTTGCATCTGTGATTGTATTTTTATATCGTCTTGATGAAGTACTTCTTCTGATATGTCCATCAGTATGAACATTGACATTTGCACTACTACTTGTTGTATCATTATAAACTCCTTGAGCATTAATAGACTGATTTGAATTAATTCTCAAACCCTCAGTTGTATTTGTACCAAAAGGACTGTTATCTGAAGCTGCACTTGTTGTTTTAAAACTTATATAAGCACCCTCATTATCACCATCACCAAAGGCTCCTATATTAGCAACTGAGTGACCATCAGATGCAGTAAAGTTAATGATACCAATATTACCTGTGGTGTTTGTTTGGTTTCTTTGCAATTCAATTATAGTTTCACCACCACCTTTTGATAAATGTATTCCTGTACTATCTCTTGGTGAGCTGGTTCCTACACCCAAAACTCCATTACTGTCCAACCGCATACGTTCTGCTGGAGTTCCGCTTGCAGAGGTGGTGAATTTCATCACAGTATTACCACCTGTGCTATGTGCTTTTATGTCCAGTTCACCACTACTACCACCAAAAGAAAGTTTACCTATTGAAGAACTTGATGAATTACTGTCACCAAAGTGTATCTCTCCTCCTTTGACTTGCAGACTAGCTGTAGGGCTTGATGTACCTATACCAATCCGATCATTCCCTGCGTCAACATAAAATAAATTTGCTTGTGTATCTCCTTCAATTCTAAAATCTACATCAGCACCATCTTCATTAAATATTGTTGTAGCTCCTAACTCCATTCTTTCAACACCAGCAGTAGCCACATTAAAAGTATCAGCAGCAGAACTAAATATCCCTGTGTTTAGATCATCCCTAAAAGCTAATGCAGGAGTACTTGCAGAGCCATCTTCAAGAGTTAATGTACCGTCAAGTTGTAAAAGTTCCACCCAATCGTTGTTTGATGAGTTTCTGATCTTAAGAACACCATTTGTTGTATCAGCCCACCACATATAAGCTGCTGTGGTACTAGGAGCAGAAGAACTACTGTTATTTGTAAGTATTGCCTGTAATACGAGGTTTATATCAGCCCTGACGTTAGCTCCTGTAGAGTTGTCTATTACATAATCGTGAGTAGCCATTACCTAATCCAATTTTTTATCTAAGTATATCCTAATCTAAAATTAACTACCACGCCCAAAACCTGTTGCTGCATATTTGAAATTTCTATTAACATGACTAGATCCATTCTTTACATCTATATCAAAACCTGTTGAAGATATGTTTGATAATGCAAAGAAGTCCCCTGACTCTGCATTTTCTATTGTTATACCGATTGATGGCAACACACTATTAGCTGCAATGCTTGTACCTGACTGACCTGTGAAGAAACTATTTGTAAATGTAACAGATTTTGTAGAAGTCCCTGAGGCAATAAATCCACCAGTAGATGCCCCTGCATTACCAAGGCTTGTTTCAGTTCTGCTTTCTAATTCTGCTGTATATCCAAGCTGATCTATTTCTATTGATTGTGCTGGGTCGCTTGATTCTAGATCTGCTCTAAACTTAAACCCTCTTGCAACATATGTACCATTTACAAATGGATTAAAGTCAGAAAATTCTGCACTGAAATTACAATTTCCGCTAGTTGTTAAAGAAGTTGCAGAAGTTAATGTAAATGTGTTTGCATTTGGTACTGTTTGAATTTTATAATCACCATCAACGCCTGTTCCAGAAGTAAAATCAACAGCTACAAAACTGCCAACAGAATATCCATGTGAAGATTTTGTAATTGTGATTATTGTCCCCGCTCCACCTGATCCATTATTTATGGTATAAGTGCCAGCAGTTGAAGTATCAGGGTCACTGTCGGTAGTAGCAACTAATAATTTTGCGTTTACATTAAATGCAGTTGCTCCATCAAAATCTGTCCAAGTATCAACATTTGCAGTTCTTTTATCAATCAAATCATTAGGATAAAAACCTTGTGTTACAAAATGCCTACGCAATCTCAAAGGTTGTTTGCCACCTAAATCAAGCGTATTTGCAAAACTATATTGACCACCTGTTTGAAAATCTACATCACCTAAGAAATCAACGTCAGCAATCGCATCAAAATCTGTTACTTCATCAAGTGTTACTTGTGATCCTAAGACAAGGCCATTTACTTCACTGCTAAAAAAGCAATCATCTTTAACACCAGCAAAAGGGGGTGAATCGGTATCTTCTCTATCTTCTAAAACTGTAAGTTTTGGTAATGTATTTGGAACTGTTTGAACCATCACAACAGAAGCTTCACCAGAACTCAAACGCCCACCATCGTCTTTAAATTTTACTATGTAAGTACCATTTACAATATTTGGTACAATCGACTCGCTGACGTTTCCTGGCAATTCTGGAATTACGTCAACTGAATTTGTAAAAGTTGCACCTGTTGTAAGATTTGAACTTCTGACTACTACGTTTCCCCCATGAATCACATCAGCATCTGTTGATTGATCAAAACGTAGTCGTACAAATTGATCTGATAGTGGTTCTATTCTTAAATTCTGTACATCTGCTGGAATTGCAGTCTTTCCAATTGTTGTGAATTGAATGACAGTAGGTTCTGGTGAAACTTCTAATAGTGCATTTTTTGTAGAAACTCTTATGTCATATACACCAGCATCCGCATCATAAATTGTAAAATCATTACTTCTTGTTGTTACTGTCGTATAGTTTTCGCCATCTTTTCTGTAGTCAATCTGATAAGCAGTAGCACCTAAAACAGATTCATATGTAACTAATATCTTATTTTTTGCTTTATTTTCTTCAACATAAAATTCTTCTTGGGCTGCTAAATTGCTTGGTGGGTCTAATAAATCCACTAAGGTTGTGACTTTTCTTTCAGGTATTGCGGTCCCATCTTCAATAAAAGCAAATTTACCTGTATTGTATGATGTACCAACTATTGCATACTGACTCTCAGTTTCACTTACACTGATAACTCTCCATGTTGTTGTTTGTAATGTATCATTTTGTAAAATCCAAACACTATTTGCATTTGGAGCAGAGGAAAAGGCTGAAGAAACAGTAATTACTGCCCCAGAAATTCCTGATACGGATCTACTTTCGACAGTGCCATCTGATAAAACAACAGATAATGTTGGATTATTTGTTGCATCAAGATCTGTTGCAGCCGTATCATCTACTGTAACTGTTGTTGTTGTGGCAGCGTTTATTCTTCCACCTCTTCTTTTACCAGCTTTTACAGGGTCACTTACTTCTATTACCTGCCCTGGTCTTACTACTACACCTTCTGCAAGTCCTGTCGCGAAAGAAATCGTTTCTGTAGAATTTTGCTCTTCAAATAAAATAAATCTACCAACTCTTCTCGCTTGATTTCTTGAACTACAACCAAAACCAGTAACTTTTTTTTCTATCCTTCCATATTTAGTAACAGCAGCGGTATCTTCTACAGTTTCATAATCTAAAACCTGATTTTCCATATCAAAATAAGATACAGAAACGGCTGTGGATCTTGTTTTTAAACTTGTACCTTGATATGAAAAGCCTTCTGAAGTTACATTTGATAAATTAAATAGATATGAAGGATCTGTAGGTTGGTCAACTGATAAGGATAGTGACCCTGCACTCCAAAAAGTCATGCCACGCATAACTGAACTTAAAGCATTGATAGTTGCATACGCATCCTCTCTTTTTTGAAGAACAGTATTACATGAAAAACGTGGTTCTTGGCCACCATCGCCATCATCTACTAATGTAGAAGCATAAACAGAGGCACTATAAAAAGCAAATTTATCAAGTTGACTTTCTGTTATATGATCCCCAAGTCCATATCTACTATTAGTTAGTAAATCAAATAAAACCCATGCAGGGTCACTTGTCCAGTGTGTTGTTGTGGTAAGTGTTCCATTAAAAGTACCAGAATATGTTATACGCCCTGTTGTAGAATCTACAGAACCATTATGCGGAATTTTTACCTTGGTTCCACGTATCTTAAACATCCTTGAAGGGATATTTGAAAAGGCCTCTGAATCAAAACGTAATGCAACATGAGCGATATTTGGGTATGCACGTTGTTCATCTATTATTTCTGTAAAAGAAGTAAAGAAAAAATCATCTCTTATACGACTTGAACTTGAATCATCACTTACTCTTGTTACCGTTACAGATATTGGAAATGCTGTTCCTGATGCAATATCAATTCTATAGTCTCTACTGTAAGCATTAAAACTTCTACCATGCACTCTATCTGAAATTGGAGTTGTAACAGTACCATTATTATCTGTAATTTTTATTGTCAAATCAACTGTTCTTCCTAAAGTCTGCCCTTCATCATTTACCTCTGTTAACGCAGTAAATCGTAATGTAACCCTTATTGCATCAATATTAGAATTAGAGATTGTTCTAGTGACAGGAGTATCTTTCACAACTTGTACATTTACTCCAGTTTCAGTTTCAATATCGGATATACCTTTTACAAAAGTTTGATTTGCAGTGCCGAATCTTGGAGAAAATTTTATATTTTGAAAATTAAAATCAGAATCTTGAGGATTACTGGGATCTGCGTTAGATCTTAATATTGGAGTTTTTCCTAAAAAAACATCTTTTAATGCTGCGTTATTGTATGCAGTAGTGCCTTGTGTAAGTCCAGCAGCCGATGGAAAACCCTCTATTTCACCTTCCGCAAGCACATCCACGATTGTGACATGTTGTTTACTAGATAAGGCATCTAATGGTAAAGCTTGTAAACCAGGGAAATGTTGTCCAAAACCCGAATCCCTAAAATCAGCTAAATCACCTTGTATAGTTGCTTTTGCCATAATGTTTTAGCCCTCTAATTGAACAGTATCTATACCAGCAGATACTACTAATGAACCTGTAAACATTTCACCATAAACAACAGGTATTGGAACCCCTGCCCTTCCTGTATTCTGTACGCCGTTAAATGAAAAGTTTACAGATTGTGGATCATCAGAAACTCCAGGCGGTTTTGGTATTGGTGTCAGCATTTCAGCAGCACCAGATAAAGCCATATAAACACCAATATTACCAGCAGCGCCTAAAAATCCTGTACCACCAGCAAAACCTATTGCTCCAACACCACCTGTTGCTATAACAGCACCTACAATAACAGCACCAATAATAAATTTTGTAAAGCCTCTTGCACCAGTTACTACTGGAATAATTTTAATTTCTTGTTTTCCTATTGGATGTCCTAAACCTTCCTCATCAATATCACAATCGCCAACTTTAACACAATAATTTTGTTGAAGCATATGTTTTTCTAATTTAGGAAAATTAGCAAGTAAAAATTTAAATGCCTGTGCTGGTGTTTTTACTTCTGCTTCAAAAGTACGTTCTCCTATAAATCGGGCTAATCTTCCATATAATTTTATTTTATTAAGCATAACGATAAGCCTTCTTTGTCCATTGTATATATTTTTGATCATATATTTCTCTACAACTAAGTCTTTTCACACAATGATGAAGAATTGTTTGATCACCTATGTATAAAGCAACATGATCTAAACTCCCCGTGCCTGTATCCATTAATAAAACATCACCCTTCTCTAAATCTATCGTATTTTCTAGTTCCACTAAACCTGTTAAAGGTAATCCATGTTCAAATAATGGATTTTTAGTAAATTCTTTTGGACTTTTTGGTCTATCCCAATGTCTAAGCTTTATACTTTTATTCTGTTGAAACCAATCTTCTATCAAACTCCAACAATCCTGTACACCCCATACCCATTCTCGACCTATTAATCCTTTTTTATATCCTGATGGCTCATAATATGACCATTGTTCTGTCTCTGGTGTAACAATATAAAAAGGTAAATCTAAATATTCACAACTAGCTAGATCGGCATCACTAGCGGTAGAGGGATAATTTGGATGACTATGAAATACAGCTATTATTTCTGCCTCATCTTCTGCATCAGCCCAATCATCAGGGTCAATAATAAATTGATCTTCTAAATCTTCAGCAAGATTTTTACAAGGATAATATTTTTGTTTTCCTTTATATACACCAACTAAGCCACACGCCTCATGTGGTGTTTGTTGTTTTGCGTGTTCTATCGCTGCAACTTTCCAAGTCATTATTTAAAAGTTCCAATACCTGGGAAAATATCTCTTGTAGCAATTCTCTTAGGTAATGTGACATTAACTAAATCCAAAGCCGATATTGCCTCCCATTGAACAACATCTCTATTTTCAGTAATTTTTCTATCTAAAAAGTAAATTTCTTGTGGAAACTCGGCTTCAGGATCTGCTGTTGCATTAGAACCACTTGCGAAATTTGCAGCATCAAGAAACCTTGCTAGTGTCCTTATTCGTGTAAGTTTTGCTCCTGTCAGATCATTCCCAGATGTTGTTTGGTTTACATCAGCTAAAATTGCAGTTATTGTTCCTAAAATATTACTTATTGTGATTGTTGGTCTTGGTAAAGTTCCTGTGCCGTTAAAAGTAAACCCTTCACATTTTATTGGAAATCTTTGATATGTATTACCAGCCCAAACAACCTCACCATTTGAATTTTGGTTTGCACCATTATGAAATCTATAAACAGTGCTAGCACCATGTAATGTTGAATCTAATGTCAAGGTAAACAATTCAATAATTGCAGTAGGATTTATTGATTGTAGTTGCGAAACTGGTACTGCCATTAGGGTTCAAACACCTCTTCAAATGTTGCATTTATAGTAGCTCGATTATTATACGGAATAGATTTTGTCCAAGATTTACAAATAAATTTGCTTGAGGATGCTTCAGCAGGTGGAGTGAAGTCAAAACTGGCCTGATCTTCTGCCCTTGCATCAAGGAAAGTTTCTATAGTATCTGAATCAGTTTCACTAACATTGAAAGTTAAATTAAAAATTTTTGGATTTTGATTCAATCCAAATTGGACACGCTGCTGGTATCCATCACCAAATTGAGTGATGCGAATATTGGGTTGATTTGTTTTTCTTGTCCCATAAGTGGGAGTGATTGAAGGAAAAGTTGCCATTTATCTAGTATTAGCAAGAAGGCCGCCAGGACGTTGTTGTTTTATTATCTCCTCTCTTACTGTTATTCCTAGCAGTGTGCCAAGTTCTCTTGAATCATTCTCATCGGCCTGTGCATCAACACCACCTTCCATGTTTACATTAACCACAATATTATTTGTACTTCCTCCACCTAATTGATTATTTGGAATTATAGTACCAGCAGTAGAAGGGACAAACAACTCTGGCCCACGCTCACCAACTAAAGAGGCTTTTCCTACAGGTGGCCTGCCACCATTTGCAAAGCCACCACCAAATACACGGCCCAAAAATCCCCCAATTTTTCCTCCTATACCAGATACTGCTTGTTGAACAGCAAGCTCTACTAGCTTTCTTTTCAATTTATTTAATACATTTACCGCTGCTTCAGCTAATGTTTGAGTACCCATAACTGCGTCAGTCAGATTAGACACAATACCTTCCTCTACAGCTTTTCCAATTTCCATATATTTTTCTTTTAATTTTGCAATTTGATCTTCCTGTTTTTTTTGTTCTTCAATAATTATTTTGTTTGCTTCATCTTGTTTTTGTTTTTCTTCTGTTATTTCTTTTTCTTTTTCAAGAACTTTATTTCTTCCTTCAAGTAAAGCTATATCCGCATTGACTTCGTCTAATCTATTTTGTATCCCTTGTCTTGATCTTCCATTTGCTGCGTCACGCCTCTCAATAAGTTGTTGTTGTAATTCTAATTGTTTTTCTAAAGCTGTAGCTACTTCCCCCTCGGATCCTCCTTTAACTAACTCGTTAAATTTTTTCTGTTCTTGATTATGTTTGATTACCGCAGTGGTAGCAACTCCTAATAAAGTAGCTAAACCAACCAAAGGCAACGCATTTAAAGCAATGCTTAAAGCCCCAGTTGAAATTGCAAATGCTTTTGTAGCTACTGATGCTGTGGCTGTTGCCTTTGCATATGCGATAGCTCCTGCTTTTGTAGCAACAAATTTAGCTATTAAAATAGTTTTTGCAGCAGATAATAACGTTGTGGCAGTCGTAAAACCTTTAACAGCAACAGCAATTCCTGTGAATATTGCAGCAGTTTGTACTATTGGTGAGTTAACAAGCTCAGTTATTGATTTTGTTAATTTAGTTATTGTTGTAAGTGCATCTAATACGGCTGGAGCAAGTAAACTTCCTACGGCTATTGATAATTTTTCAGTTTCATTACTTAAAACTTTAAAAACCATTGTTGGGTCATTTTTTATCAATTCTTTTAATGCCTTGCTTCCTTCCTTTTCTATTTCTTTAAAAGCTGCAACAACTACATCTTTTGTGATTTTTCCTTGCGCAGCCATATCTCTTAAAGCACCAACATTTACCCCAAGCTGATCTGCAATAGGTTTTAGAACGGCTGACATTTGTTCCGAAATACTATTAAATTCATCACCTCTCAATACTCCAGAACCTAAAGCTTGCGTTAATTGACGCATTGCCCCTGCCTGTTCTTGAGCAGAAGCACCAGACAAGATAGCTGCTGTATTAAATCCATTAAATATTGCGGTAATTTCTTCCATACTTGAACCTAATGGGCCAAGCCTTGCCTGTAAATTTGTTACACCTTCAAGAGCATCAATCGAACTTAAACCAAATTTTGTTTGTGCTTCTTCTGCCAACTTCAAAGAGTCAGCATAATTTCCATTCTCTTTAGTTAATATTTTTAATCTTTGATTTAATTTTTCAAAACTTGTTGCAGCAGTTATTGTTCTTTTTGCCAGTACTCCTATGCCAATACCAGCAATGGCGGTCTTTAACCCACCAAATGACTTCTGTAATGCGTTTGTTTTATTTTGTACTCCCTGTAATGCTCTAGTCGCACTGGTGGCATCTACAGTAAGTTTTACATTTGCCTGTGCCACAAATAAAAAAAGCCTTTATTATATATTACCTTGAATTGTGTTTTTGTCGTTGCATAGCTTTTCTTTCTTCGTCAAATTTATTTTCATAATATGCAACCCAATATATCAACTCTTCTTGAGTTATTAATTTTCTTAATTCTTGTAATGTTTTACCTAATTCTGAAGCGAGAAAAAACTCAAAATTTAACCAGTTATCTCGCCTGATTCGTTTTTTGCTGTATCTACATCAAGTTTTATATCAAACAAAAATAATTCTATTTCATTTAAAACATTCTCTGGTAATTCTCTTTGTAAGTTTGGGGCATCTGCAAGGGCAAAAGCTTTTGTACCATCTTCTAATTCTGCCATTTGGCAAAGTAATTGAGTTGATACAGTTAGGGCTTCATCAGTGCCAGCTACACTTTGCGCTTTTTGTCTGTCAAATCTTGTTAATGGTTTAAAGTATAAATCTACTACCTTTTCGCCTTTAGAGTTTTTAAATTCATACTTCCTCCTAGTGGACATCTGATCCCCATAGGACTCAGTAATGAGATCAATAGTTCTTTTTGCTGCCATGTTTGTGTGGGGTTAGTTATTTAAAATGTACTATATAGCTGAAGTAATAGTACCGCTTGTAATAAAGCTGATGTTAATTATTTGAACTTCACCAAGTGTTGCACCATATTCAGCGTTTGTGATAATTCCAGCAAAACTAATTTTTTTTGCTGAAGTTGCTGAATCGGGGAACAATTCAAATAATGCGTCAGCATTATCGCCTGTAGTTAAAACATCATCAATAAATGTTGTATAACCTGCTCCAGTTTCTGATGGATTATAAAGAAGTTCTGCTGAACCTTCGCCTGATATTAAACCACCGATATTTGTTTTAAATGTATCACCTTGTTTTGTTGTCTCCATCGTGTCCTTTGTTATAGACAAAGACCAAGATCTTGTTTGACCAACGTCAGCTTCAGTACCGCCAGCGTTTTCAAACATGATTTTCCCTACATCACCCTTAATAGCCATAACAAAAGAAAGTATTTATTTTATATTAACCTTTTTTAGGTTTTTTTACATCTTTTTTTAAATTTTCTTGCTTTTCCATATATCGTCTGCAACGACTATCCCAATAAGCAGGATCACGCCTACCTTTGACAGCTTCAATAGCATCAAGCATTGCTTCTGTTATTTCCATTAAAGATCCTCATATATTTCAAAAGTTATTCTGATTTGTGTTTGGAATTTACCTTCTGGACTTGATGTTAAAACTTCAGGGCCGATAGGTGAATCAAAAATAACATTAGAAACTGTAATATTATTGTAGAGATCACGCAACCTTTTGCCAATCGTAAGGTTTGACCCTGCACCAATACCTTCTTCTGTAAATATATTTAAGAGTATTAATCCCACAACACTATTTGAAGAATCACCAGACCCTCCCATTGTTAGATAACTACCAGAACCAAAACTTGTAAGACATTGAACAAAGGTATCTTCTGTCGTGGAATCAAATGCCATGTTGTTAAATACAACAGGTATTGCAGGGCTTGATGCAAGTTCTGTTGCCAATCTTGCCTCTATTGTGGATCTGACGGTGTTTAAATCTACAGCAGCCATTTATATTCCTCTCTTGATTCTTTCATATTCTTTTCTAGCATATTGTTCAAGTTCTTTGCCTATAAGTTCAGGAAATCCAGCAACTGTTTTTTGTCTTGTCCTATAAGTACCACCCCATGAAGGAGGTAAGTTTGCACCAAAGCATACAGGTTCGGCATATTCAACATTATTTGTTATTGTCCCCTCAAGTGGTTTTATATCGAAATCCCAAGCTGCTCTTAATCTGCCTGTGTCTACAGGAGTTGCAAGTTTGACTCTTGTTGTCCATTGCAAAGTCGTCGAAGCCACTAATTTTTCAACAGCTTCTTTCATTACGTCATCTATTTGATCTAACCTTATTTGTCTTGCCATAATTACCTCAGGATTAAATCAAAACTTATCGCTGTATTATTTTGTTCATTTGTCACAACTTGAATAATTTTAAACTCAACACTACTTATAACAACTCTGTCTTTTGTAGTTGGAACAAAGGTCAGATCCCCTGCTGATATCGTTAACCTTTTATCCTGAGATTCAATCAGATCATTTACCTCGGACCTGTTTACATTTGTCAATGCACCTTTAACAGTAGTATCAGATGTAGACTCTGTAATTGCTCCAGTGGTTGTGTTATAACTGCCAGCTGTTACCTGTCTGATAGTTACATCACCTCCAAGTTTGCTCAGAGTTTTTGATGCTGCCTTTTTTAGTGCGTTAGCAAGACTCATAATAAATAAGCAATAACAGTTCCACTTCCTAAAGTAATGCTGGTTATAACACCACAAATTTCATTACTGGATTTAAAAGGAACAGCACTTAAATCACCTGTTACATTTTCAGAGACAAGTGTGATTACAGAATCTTGTAAGGCAACAACCTTTCCAAAACGACCTGTATGTGCGTCAGTATCATTGATGATTTTGGCTGCTGGGAAATCAGAATAGGACATAATTAAACTTTGTAAGCTATACAAGCTCCATTTTGGAGCGTAATACTGGTGAATACACCCTCAATTATAAAGCCTGCTGGA